GACACCGCTCGGAATTGTCGGTTTGTTTTTTATAAACGCGTCAGAGCCCGTGTCTGCTTCGCTCCAGTCCGACTGAACATTTACCTCCGCGCCGCTCGGAGCGTGCGCCGCCTGCGAATGGGAATATGCCGTGTCGTAGTGTCCTTTGAGTTCGCTTGTCAGGTCGTTTGCAGACAGACCCTTCCCGGCTTCTTTTGCAACAAACGCAGCTTTGATTTTGCTCCACAGATATAAAAGACCATTATTATCAAGATATTTTGCCATGATTTTCCCCCTTAAACAAATGAGTTAATTAATTCTTCGATTTCTATGTTTGTAAGCGACTCAACGTCGGTTCCCGGACCCGCTGGCCCCGTTGGCCCTGCTGGCCCTGTGCCTATAATCTCCGCAACAAACTCCGGCTGCGCGTTTTCAATATTTATAACTATCTCATTCATACGTTACCTCGGCGGTCAACGAAAATGAGGCAGGACCCATTACAGTCTTAACCATACCGTCCTTAAATGTGATTTGTATGTCGTATACATATTCCGTCGCCTCTAGCTCACTGGTGTTTTCGGGCGAGATTTCGATAAGCGCTTTGCCGTCGATAAATGATTCGATGATTTTTTGGAGAATTATTTCGGAACTTGAGGCGTATTTTTTTACCGTAAAATAGACCTTATCACCGGCAATAAACGAGCGAGTCGCTCCATTCTCTTTGCACGAAACATAGAACGCCTCGGTGTCACCGCGAATCATTGTCATACTGCTATTTGTAATAACCATTTCTTACCTCCTAAGATGTTCTATGTGACGGTTATTTTCTTCCACGCCGTACCGTTATTGTTTAAAATATAGTAGTTAGTGCCGTCCCATCCGAGCTTGACTGCCTGATAGGCCGTATTGTATCTGTTTTTGACGTTGTATGCGGTCACGACCAAATCCGTGGGAGGGTTCCCGACCGGATATTCTACAACGTAGGTTCCGCTGTCCTTAAATATTTTAACTCTTTGACCCGCCGTGAACACTATCGAAGCATTGACCTTATAGTGCTTTTCGGTGGCCGCTGTTTCCCCGTCAAATATAAGTGTGACTCCGTCAGCGTAAACGGCCCCGATTGTCGCAAAGTTGATTTCCGCGACTTCTGCCGGCGCGACCTCTTTTTGCTCCTGATATGTTTCTGTCATACAATCACCCGCTTCATCTTGTGCGTCATGGTCTGACCCGCTGCCATTGTTATATACCAAGCCGACTCCTCAAATAGTCCCTGTATTGAAGGATGTGTTAGTGCTATCACGTCGCCCATACCGTGTCCTGGCATTACTGCCGTTTTGACCGTGACCGTTTCCGTGCTATACATTGACTGGTTGCGAATATTATTTATGTAATTTTGCAGTTCGTTTTGACTTGCGATATTATCGACCTTGTACACCTGCGGGATTCTCATGCCACGCTTCGTAATAGAAATCCTGGAGAGCGGATTGTCGTTCTCGGATGTTGCGGTCATAGGCGCGGCGAGGTCAACATTTGACACGACCGCAATAAACACGTTCGGCTTATTAAAAATATCGGTTTCGGAGCTGCATTCTGACTGGATGACAGACAATGGAGTGTTCCCGTCGTAGGTATGGTCGATATTCTCCGCGTTAGGGGCTGTGTAAGGCTCGATTATTGCGTAACCTTCGGAATTAAACCAGATATCGCTATAATTTATCTCGCCCAAAAGCTGGTTGATTATATCAAGATATTCCGTCCCGACCGCCCAGTCCTCGCGATCCGTCACAAGCGTTGCGGTTGTGGGCGTTGACATCTTCTGTGTAATGCCGACTGCCGTTAAAAGTTGTTCGATTGCTGCGACATAATTTGTTCCAGCGCTGATGTGCAGGATTGTTTCGGTCTTGCTTTGTGTTAGCAAAAACCCTCTGTCGTAAGCTTCGACCGAATTGTATGCTGCCCCAGAGGCGGTGTACCGCGTAGAGACTGTCCCCACGCGGTACACACCATATTTGTTCTCAACACCGTCAAGAATGATTATCGGGATAAGCTCGTCCTTAAAGTAATCAACGAGTGGATTGAATTGAAATTCGCCCTTTATGCTTGTTTTAATTTTCGCACTGTTGTCGGCATAAATCGTAGGCGCATCAGCAAAGGCCAGCTCCGTGAGCTTTGCCCCGTTTCTCATCACGTCGACCCTAGCAGCAAAGGTTCTAATCATGGCTTATCACCTCGTTATATGCTATCTGTTCGACTTCGCAAGTAAAGGACTGATAAAACCTTGTCGAGCTTTTTCCGAAGCCAAGCAACACACCGATAACCATGTTGTTCCATTGGTCTTTTACGCAGACTAGCTTACCAAGCAATCTGGAAAAGTTATCCGCACTCTCACGGTCCTTGAACGCTGTTTCAAAGTTCATTTTCTTGGTCCTGAATTCGCTCATTTCAACGCTTGCGTAGGTATTGCCAGAAAAATAAACATAGCTTGCTTGACAACTTTCGGTAATGCCGTTTGTGCGGTCGGAAGTCGCGGTCTTGTCAAGCGTTGTCCACGCAGGGTTTAAAACCTCGGCAATCATAACGGTTTCACACTTTACGTCAGCCGTAACGGAATTAGATAGTCCGTAATTGTCGCTCGCGTCGTAGGCTCCGCGCACCTGATACCGTGTAATGCCAATCGACGTATTATCGACATAGCTTTTTAATGTCGTTTTGGCTATTAGCTCGCCATCACGATAAACATAATACTTATCGTATAAGCCCGTTGTTGCCCATGAGAGCGCGGCAACGTGTGAGGATGTAGCTGCGAGCGTTATCGCGTTTCCTACAGTGTTAGGTGCCGTGAAGCTCGCTGTGCCCCATTCAGACCACAGCCCGTATTGATTTTGCACTCTGACCTTGGCCGTGTAGATGCCGTCAGCGAGATATTCAGGGCATTTATAAGACTTTTCGACGCCGAATTTTGTACCACTTTCCAGCGTTCCTATTTCGACCTCATAGGCCTGCTGCCCTGTTGCTTGCCATTGAACCATAGGACGCGGTGAGGAAGAAACGGAAACAACGGGAGTAGAAGGTGCGGCAATGACAACAATCTTTGCACTGCTCCACGAACCCGCTGCATTATCGGTGTTGTACGTTCTCACTCGCCAGTACAACGCGCCAGCCGAGAACGTATTAGCCACCACCGCATAGTTCTGAACAGCTGTGGTCTCGCTGTGCAGTGAAGTGTACGTCGTGCCGTCAGCACTCGTTTCTATGTCATACTTTGTCTGGGCCGTGCCCGTAGATATTATGTGCTGCCAAACAAACAGAATCTCTTTTGAGCCGTCAACAACGGATCCTATCGGCTCGGTGATTGTCGCGGACGATAGCGCTTCAACGGTTGATAGCGTGTACCACGGTGACGTGATAGCCGTTCCCGCGCTCGGTGTTGCGGTAACCTGCCATTGGATACTATCAGTTGAAAATGTGTTTGCGGCTACAGTGATGGTGTTTGCAGTTGTCAACGTTGTTTCGCTTGGCGTCGCGCCCTCGGCTGTTCGCCAGCGGAATACGGCGCTTGACTGCGTGATGGCATCGTAAGTAACGCCGCCGACACTCAGTGCCCATGAGAAGGCGCTTGCTTTCGTTTTTGGCACATATCCGCTCTGCGGTGTTGTGTTCCCGATATAGGCCGTCGCGTCCTCATAGCTAACGACAGCATACGGAGGATTGCTACCTATAGAGGTTTCTATCGATATTGCTTGTGAGTACGAGAAAACGACTATGCCGTTTTTCAGCGCCGGCAATATATATTGTTCTTCCGAGCTATAAGCGCTTGATATTGTGGCAAGCCTATATCCCTGTACAAAGTTGCTTGAGAACAAATTAAGGCTACCGCTATCAATCGCTGCGCTGTTATATGTTGCTGTGGCGGGATCAAATGGCGCACTGAGCGTGATTATTTGCGAAGCGTTGTTTGAGCTGGGCGCGTAGGTGTAGATGTCGACACTGACAATGCGCTTACTTCTCAAGTTAGACGGCAACGCTTCAAAAGATACTAACAGCCCATTTCCGGTGTACTGCGTTCCAATTGTTTCCGTTACGCCCGTGGTAAAATGCGTAGATGGAGCACTTGGCTTGATTATGCAGCTAGAGGACGCTTGTAATGTTACTGTTGGCATTTATAATCATCCTCCCGCGTAGCCCATACGGAGTGTACGGCGCTGATTTTTTGCTATGTTAACAATGTCGTTAAACTCTCTGACGTTTTTAGCATCAATGGTAATGTTATAGACATCACCGCCGCCCGAACTCTCTTGAGTTGTTTTGATTTGAGAGCCTTGCGGGAGATAAACCTTTTCAGGGCCGTTCTCTCCCACCCACGTTATGCCACCGCGCCAGTTGTCAGTGCCAGAAGCGTTAAACGCCCCATTCCAAGCTCTCACTGTAGCGCTGTCGTTTCCGCTTAATATCCCGCCGATATTGTCAATATATCCACCGCTCGTTCCGTCAAAAAAGCCGACTACAACGCCGACTAAGTTTCCAATGATGCTCATGGCGTCAGCAATTGCTCCCAAAACAACCGCAAGCGGTTTAAGCATAGTGATAAATGGAGCTAGGACCGCGCCAAACATCTGGAACTCTGGGCCGAGCGCCGAAACCAAGTCGAGTATGGACGCAAAAAAGGTAACAAGGCCACTTCTCTTGGCAAAGTCGCCGAACGACTTTATACCTTGTGCGGCTACCCTGTAGAAGTTTTCGAGCGCGGGAGCAAACTCAAGCGCTATCTGATTTTTTGCGGCTGTCTGTGAATTTTTCGTCCGCTGTAGGGCATCGTCAACATTTCCCAAAGAGGTCAAGGCTTCGCCATCAAGTACATATCCCATTTCGTGCGCTTCGGCGGCGTATTCCTTCAGCTTCGCGCTGCCCTGCATAATAAGCGGATTGAGGTCTTGAGCCGAGCGCCCAAATATTGACATTGCTAACGCGTCACGTTCTGTTGTATTTTGGATTTTGCCGAGCGCATCAATAGAATCATAAAAAACATCTTGAGCGTTCCGTAACTCGCCGTTTGTGTCGATATACGTTACACCTAACTTGTTAAAAGCCTCTTGAGCCTCCGCGCTTCCGTCTTTTGCATCGGACATTGTGCGTATCATCTTGGATTGACTGCTAGTCAGTGTATCAAATGAAACGTCGAGCAATTCGGCAGCATATCTGTACTCCTGAATTGCATCCGTTGACATTCCTGTGGTATAGCTTGCCGTTATAATTTCATCAGCAGCCGCAGCCTGTGCGGTAGTCAGCGTAACAAGCGCTTTTTCTACTGCCACAATTGCCGTTGCTGCCGCCGCGAAACCTGTCGCAAGCGCGGCGGTTTTTCCGTCGAGCTTAACGAAACTGTCAAGACTGTTTGTAACTCCGTCCGGAAGGTTAACTCCGAACTTGCTCGCAAGTCCATCTAAAAGCGTCCCGAGCCCTTTTGTTTTGCCGCCATTTGTATCGACTGAGTTTCCAAACTTATCAAGACCGCCCTTGCTTTTATCCGTTGCCGTTTTGTGCTTATCCAGAGCCGTGTTATTGTCCTTTATCTCTTTTTCAAGGTCAATTAACTCTTTTTCCGCGTTATTGAGTGACACTTTCCATGCGTTTGTCTTGTTGTCCGCTTCGCCGTAGGTTTGTGCGGATTGCTTGAGAGCCGCCTTCAGAGTGTCTACCTTGTCTTTTTGTGTGAGAAGTTGACGGTTGAGCACGTCGTTTTTTTTGGTCAGTGCATCAACTCCGTCAGCGTTTTCTCCAAATTGAGCGGAAGTTAGCTTCATCTCGGAGTTGAGAACTCGCAGCCCCGAATTGATGTTCGTCAACGCAGCCTTGTACTCTTTTTCGCCGTCAAGCTCAAATTTGGTTTTGATTGCCGGTGTAGACATTATCCACCTCCGCTCATTAAGTAATCTGACAGTGAGCCGCATTTTTGCGGAGTCGACCTCGGCGCGAATAGGGCAAAATACTCTTTGTACACTGCCGTGCATCGCGCCGGTGTCATCGTCCTCCAGAATAAACGCTCGTCGTTGTGCAGAACATTTATCCAGATGTTTAAGTACCACGCAAAATTAATACTGTCGCTTTCTTCTGCGTGGTCAGTCAGTTTTTTTCCGGCTCTCCGCTCTTAACTGAGTCAACGACGAGCTCCATCACGATGGCCGTTACAGCTTCATCTTCCCGAGGCAAGATTGCTCTGCCAACCTGCTTCGCGGTATAGCGTTCAGGCCAGCCTTGTTCGTCAGCGTAATCATTGAGCATTGCGGCCAAAAAAGTGAATATGCTTTTTAGCGTACCCTTGCCACGAAGCGCCGTAGAAATTGTTCCTCCGTAGACCTCCTGAACCTCTGCAAGAACATTGTTATTGCAGCATAGCTCGAATGTCTTTCCGTCAAACTCAAACGGTATTTTTTTAAGGCGAATATCCATCAGGCAAGTACCAGAGTTACCCATGCGATAGCGTCGGCTTCGGAGTCTGCAACACCTGTTTCGAAGAACTCTTTTGCCGTGCTATCGTCCGCCAAGAACTCACCGGTTGTGGTGGGAGTGCTAAACTTAAGGCTGTCTCCCTTTGTGGTGAATTGCATTGCAGGAGGAGAAAACAGCGCCTTGCGGATGTGAACACACGAATACTTTGTCACGCCGTCAATAACGTCGGGAGCGTAGAACGCGACTCCGACATATCCGGCAGCGTCCTTTGCCGTGTATTTAAGTCCGGTGACTGTGTGGGCGTTTACCGTGCGAGTGGAAGATGCGCATCCGTACATCGCCGTTTGAGCAGCCGCTGGGATATATTTCACTCCGATGCTGATCGTGCCGCCGTTGGCGAGTTTCATATACTCGGCCAGTGCGCTTTCGGCGTACAATCTGCCCTCTGCGAACTTCAACTCAAGGTTGCAGTCGATGGCGTCTCCGATGGACGTGGGGCTTGTGTAAGTGATAACACCAGCGGTATTTACATACTTGGCGATTTTGATTCCTCTGAGGTCAAAACTAGGCATTATATCAATCCTTTCTGTCTTAACTTATTTGTTGCGATTTCCTCGCACTTTCTTATCATTTCGGGCTCCGCTTTCTGCCGCGCACGATTCCAGAAGTGGCTTCC